AGCTGCTGTTCCCAGAACTGGAACCTGCTCAACAGACCGAAGGTCTTGTAGCGTTAGGCGTAAGCCCGACTGCTCCTATTATCAAGCGCATAGAGGGTAAACAGTTAGCCGACCCAGTACAGAGACGGGAAGTATTTGACGAGCTGCAAAAGTATGCCCGCAATAAAAGCGTTAAGCCCGCAACCCGTAATCGCATAGGCGACCTTTTACAGAACAAAGTTTTTGCAGACACTAGATTAGACGTAGCGGCTGGCCCCGGTCCTGCACCGCAGCAAATTACTTTAGAAGAAGGTGCAAGGCGTCAAGAGGAAAACATCGCATACAGGGGAAGAGAAGCACAGCTAGCGGAGCAGCAAAAACAAGCTGACCTAAAAGCAACCCTGCAAGCCAAACAAACTACTGCCCAACAAGAAGCGGTAGAACGTGCTGCTCAACTACCAGAGGGTACTCCTACAGCTATGGGCGCAGCCCTACAAGCTGCCACAGCGCAAGCTAATATACAGCCCGTAGAAGAAATAGAAGAAGTGGCGATGGAGGCGGAAGCTCCCATTTCTGACCGTGCCAAAGCCCGAGTTGCTGAAGCTGCTGCCCGTACGAAAGCTAAACGCGAAGCAGAGAAAGCCGCAAAAGACGCCGCCATAGCGGCAGAAGCAAGGACGAGAAGAACGCCCACTCCTGTAGTTAGTGTTGCAGAGCAAGAAGCTGCGCCTGTAGTGGAAGTGGAAGAGGAAGTGGTAGACACAGCGGAAGGCGAAGCTGCTGCGGTGGCAGCGGAAGAAGGCGATATAGATGCGGACGTGGCTAAAGCCGAAGCAGAAGCTATCTCCCAACCCACCCCAGAAGCTCAAACCGCGCGATCTACTAGCAGGGAAGAGGACAACGTCCTAGTATTCGATGAAGTCCTTAATAACCCTCAAGGTCCAGTAAGCAAGTACTTCAAGGGTAAGAAAACTTTAGTAGAGGGTATAGACGCACTAGCTGCCGATATGTCTATGGGTCTGACTAAAGAAAATGTAGCTGCGCAAGAATGGGTTATAGCGAACCTAAGCGTCACGTCACGTAAGGAGTTGTCTAATACAGTACGGTTTATGAGTGCGTCTATGGGTTTAGAACTGCCCACGGCTGCTATCGCCGTTTCTAGTCAGCCACTATCCCAACAGATTCGGGCTAAGCTGGATGCCGGTGATTTACGTGGAGCCATTAACGACCTTACACAAAGTTCAAACCAGACAATATCCCGTGTAGCTACGGCTATCGAAAAAGGCTTGGATAACACCAAGGTAGTACTGGCTAGCGGTTTAGTAAATGCCGAAGGCAAAACAGTAGCGGGTCTGTACGATCCTGCAACAGATACTATTACGCTAAACCAAGACACAGACCTTAGAAACCACGTCCTGCTTCATGAGGCTATGCACGCCGTAACCTCCCACGAGATAGCAAAAAATACCCCCACTGCTAAGCAAATGCGCAACCTATTCGAGTCAATTAAAGACCAATTAGACACTGCATACGGCGCTACCAACCTTGATGAGTTCGTGGCAGAGGCGTTTAGTAACCCAGAGTTCCAAGCCAAGCTAGGCAGGATTACTGCTAAGGGCGAAAAGATTAGTGTATGGAGCCGGTTCAAGAATATTGTAAACAATATAGTACGCCGATTCCGTGGACAGCCTAGCAAGAAGATCGAGTCCGCTATGGACAAGGCTGATATGTTGGTGGCTGATCTTATCTCTCCAGCTCCTGAGTCACGCGACGCCGCCAAGCTCTACTCTGCTACCGTTGAAAGTACTGAAAAAGATACGGTTGATGCGCTGGGCAGGTTTAGTAAGGGTAAGATTAGCGCCGATGACGTTGCGGCTGTGGGCACTGCATTTAGTACTCTAGGAAGACAGTCACAGAACGCCCTCATGCAGTTTATGCCACTTAACGCTGTATACAAATTAGCCAAAGAAAAGTATCCGAAGATGGCCGAGAAGGCCGAAGAGTTGTTTAAGCTCCTCCAGACTAAGAACGGTGACCGTCAGGAGTATTTAAAAATAACCAAAGATACTGCTGATGCGGTTGAAAGGATTATAGGCAAGGACAAACAAGTTAAGGAAACGCTTAACAACTGGACTGCCGAGAGTACGCTTGCTCGTGTTGACCCTACAAAACCTGAAAGCAAGTATAAAGGCGATGACGCGGCGTTAGACGCATGGAACATGATGAACGACATGCTGAAAGGCATGACCCCTGCGCAGCAAAAAGCGGTTAAAGACTCCTACAGTATGCTCCGTGATTCGTACTCTAAGATATATGAGACACTCGTCCAAACAATGAAGGATCGTCTTGACAAGATAGAAGACGTGGACGTTAGGCGTACGCTAAAAGATAAGCTACTAACTCAGCTACTAGAGAAAGAAGCTATCGAGCCATACTTCCCGCTGTACCGTAAGGGCAGCCATTGGGTTTTCTACAGAGCACGCGACCCTAGGACTGGGCAGATCGAGACGTACAAAGAAGCTCATCAATCTCAGTACGCTCAACAAGAAGCTGCAAGACAGCTTAGAAACACGGAGGGCGTGGACAACATAGAAACGTATAAGCGCGATTCAAAGAACAGTAACTTTGGGCAGGTTGATGCGCAGTTTGCCTTTAACCTACTTGCCGACGTACGTGCAAAAGGCGCAGACCAAAAGATACAAGATGTGATACTAGACTCCCTGTTCGATGTAATGCCGGAGCGGTCTTTAGTACGTGCATTTAAACCGCGCGAAGGTACTAGAGGTTTTGAGACTGACGCCCTTAAAGTATTTAGAGAGCGGATGCCTAACTTCACTAACCAGATTGTTAACCTCAAGCATGACCTAGCTTTAAGCAAAGTTAGCGAAGAGATAAATCTGGCTAAGAACGAGTACACTAGCGATACGGGGGCACAGGCACTTAACGAGCAGCTACAAGGATACGTAAACTTCGCACGTAACCCTAAGATCGCTACTTGGAGTAAGGCACTTAAGACTGCTGGCTTTGGTATGACGCTAGGTTTCAACGTGTCATCGGTAATAGTCAACGCGTCTAACTTACCCATCGTGGTGCTACCCTACTTGGGCGGGCGCTATGGGTTTACCGATACTATGAAAGCCATGAACAACGCGCGTAAGCTATTTATGAGCACCGGTATGAAGCGTAGGACTGAGACGTTTACTGGCGAAGGTGGTAGAGAAGTGTTTGAAGGCCCGTCGCTTTCTAACATAGACTTTAGTGATCCCAACCTTACTCCAGAACAACGTGAGCTAGAAGAACTAAACAACCTGATGGAAGCGCGTGGACAGTCGAACATATCCACTACGTCTGAGAATTTGGATATGGAAAACCCCGCTAATACGGCGTGGACTGCTACCAATGCCTACATGGGTTGGATGTTCCATCAGGGCGAACGAGCGAACCGTCAGATTACTGCAATAACTTCATACAAACTTGAATTAGCTAAACGCGCCAAAAAAGGTGAGTTAACAAAACAAGATCGTGAAGAAGCTGCTGAGATTGCACTTGACGATACCGAGATAACAAACAGTGGCGCTATGGCCGAAACTGCCCCTCGCGTAGCACAAAGCGACATGGGCAACTGGATGATGATGTACAAGCGGTTTGGTATATCCATGTACTACCTCCAGTTCCAGATGGCTAAGCAAGCCCTTAAAAACGCATTACCTATGCAGCTACAAGAAGTTGCAGACCGTAAGTACGAAGGCGACCAATCTAAGCTAACGTCTGAAGATAGGCAACAAGCGGAAGAAAAGGCTAAAGCAAAGCGCAAAGAAGCCAAGCGTCAGATCGTCGGGTTGTTCGCTACCTCGGGCTTGTTCGCGGGCGTTCAAGGTTTGCCTCTGTATGGCATCATAGCAGCTATCGCCAACACGGTGTTGCTAGACGATGAGGACGAGGACTTCGATAGCATCGCGGCAAGCTATTTTGGTGAGGGTATGTACTCTGGCGCGATTAACGCTGTGTTTGATGTGGACGTAGCACCGCGTATTGGTATGACTAACTTAGTGTACCGCTCACTACCTAACCGCGAGCAAGAAAGCTTAATTCTGCAAGCGATGGAAACTATAGGCGGTCCTGTGGTTGGTATTGCTAGCCGTATGGAGGATGGTTACGACTTAATAACCGAAGGTGAGGTAAGTCGTGGTGTAGAAAGAATGTTACCGTCTGCGTTATCCAACGGTATGAAGGCGCTACGCTACGGTACTGATGGCGCTACTACACTGCGTGGTGATCCTATAATGGAAGATATAAACGCGTGGAACGTAGTGGCACAAGCTATGGGTCTCGCTCCTGCGGGCTACACAAAACAGCTAGAGATTAACGCCAGAGATAAAGGCTTGGATCGAAGGCTTAACTCCAAACGTACCGACATGATGCGTGACTACTATCAGGCTATAACAGAAGGCGACACAGATACTGCCAACGAGTTAATACAAGAGATGGTAGAATTTTCTCAGCGTAATCCTTATGTAGCTATAAAGGGCGATACCATACGTCGGTCTATGAGACAGCAACGTGTTACAGACGAAACTGCCAGACGGCTTGGAGGTATAACTGCAACTAAACGCGCCGAGCAACGTATCATCCAGCGACGACTGCGAGACATAGAAGATATGGAATAAAAAAAGCCCCCAACTAGTGGGGGCTAAGCTCTCTATGACTAGGGAGAATGATGAGCTACTATAGTACCAGCAAGCTCCATACAACTCCATACAACTCCATACAGCTATTAACGGCTACGCCACACTCTAATCCCGTACTTACCCCGCTCAACACAAACTCGTTTTACTAAATCTTTATACGCTATACCACTAGCAGCCGTTATGTCGCGCATAGCCTGTTTCGTGTTTATGCAAGGTATAAAGACCGACGTACCAACTACAAACGCATCCCAATCTATGACTATGCGCACTCCATCAGGGGATATGTCACTACTCTTCAGCCGCATCAGCGCCTTCTGCTTTAGCTACAGGGTCTAGGTTTAACGTACATTCGATTACATGCGTCGTGCCTATATCCATCTTAGTGCCCTTACCCATCTTTTTCTTAGAGTACTTACCATCCATGTGCTCAAAGATTAAACCTTTAATCTGGGTTTCAACATACTTACGATCTGCTAGCCATTTCTTGAACGGAGGTAGGCGTATAAACAGTTTCCCTATGTCCGTCTCGTGACGCGCTACAAATCTAAAGTTAGGCATGTCCTGCATATCTGGCCTAATTATGTTTTGTAGTTCTGGGTCTCTAGCATCCGCAGAGCTAGTAATACGTAGTATAGAGCGGGCGTTGTCCATGTAGAATTGCGAGATCAAGTCATGTATATCCAAATCCATTTCTTTAAGGTCTGCTCTTTGGTTACGTATGAGTTCGACTATCCACTTCCACAGATTGTCTAAGTCCCAGTCTATAAGACCTATTTCTTTAGCTATAACACATCCTGCATACACAGTAGCTCCCTGTGCTATCCAGAACCGTTCGTGGGCTTCGGCTCTTAATTTGACAACAAGATCGGAGCGGGTATCAAGAACGAGTTGTTTAACCGAAGCCTTGTTTCGCATAACGTGTTGCATGAATATCGGTCCTGCATGCCCGTAGTTTTCGGCTAACTGGTCGTTTAAGTCGTTCGCTCGTAGTGTATCTTCGGGTCCGCTCAGTAGTTTTGTAGCGTGATAACTAACTACTCGCGCTGCTTCGCCTTTTGGCGACGACCGATACTCCCCCGCTGTGTCGGTTAAGCTGCTATTACCGCTAGTGCCGCTGTTTAATGACCAAGGTTCTCCCCTGTACCGCTCGGCGTTCTCACCCTTGCCACTCATACGGTTTCTTTGCATACCGTCACTAATGGAGTAACAGAAATCACTAGCAGGTTCGGGCTTAAAGTTAGACACCTCATCAATGTACAAAGGCATATTTTTCACTACTTCGGCGCGGTTCCAAGCCGAGTTAGCTGTGTCTTTACCTATCAACACTATTTTCTTGTGGTTACCCCACACCGACGCACCGCCCCACATACCTGTGGTTTTACCTATACCTGTCTCAGGGCTGTTAAGGTTATAGATACAGCCTGCTATACCCGACATGAACTCCATCAGCGGAGAACCAAACGAAAGCCCAAACATGTATTGGTGCTGTTCAAACCCCTTCTGTCCGTAAAACTTAGCTGACTCTTTCCACTTCTCTAGCGTGCCTTTCTTACCGAACGTGGACATATACTGAGCAGTGCGTGACCCTGCGGGATTGCGCTCTATACGGTTAGCAAATATTTCTTGGTCCCCAATCACAAAAGATTTTTCGTTTTCCGTCCAACCAAACTGGGACTTAACTTTAATTGGCGGCCCTTCGGGTTTAAGTTTAGTAATCCAAGCAGCTATATACTCCATAAGGTCCTTCTGTGTACTGGGCATTACTAACACATCATTAGAGTTCATCGTGCCCCGAAAAGTTTCGGTAGACATTAGTTCCTTCTGAGACGCTACAAACGTACGTTCGCCTTCAAAGTCGCTTGTATGTCCTATCTCATAGCAAGGGCCATCTATGTCTATCATCCGTTTTTTAACATATAGATTGTCAGGACATAGAACCTTTTCTTCGCGGTTGCCGTCTTTATCGTGCGATATTTTTGCGACCCCACCGCCTTCTGGGCGGGCATACCCCGGCGGGTATTCCGGTATCTTAATCTTTTCTAGTACAGATTCTTTCTTAGGTTTGCTTGGCGGCATATCACCGTTGTCGGCATTACTAGGTGCGCTAACAACTTCTTCTGCGTGTTCAGCGTGAGCCTCTTCTGGTTCGTCGTAGCCGCGTACTTCTACTTCATTACTTTCGGCTAGCTTTAACTCTCGACATAACGTAATAGGACTTTTTATCTTCCCGTTGTTTGGGCATGATTCACACAGGCCGGGACAGTCATTGTCGAAAGTAGTGCATAGGTGCGGATAGTCAATAGACGCCGCTATCTTCTCAGTTTCATCAGGGCTGTACTCGCTGTACCCCTTTGATATTAAATGTATTGCAGGTTGCTTGACCACACCGTCTATGTCGCACCGCTTCGCTATAGAAAGAGCATGAGTCCACTCTGGGTAGGTAAGCTCGTCTGCTCTACGTACCGCTTTGTCTATATGCGCACAGCCTTTACCTTGGGCCGTCTTCGTTAGTAGGTTAGCAAACTTGTAGGTGTACTTATTCTCGTTACCCGTTGCGTTGTCCATGTCGGCCTTATCGGCACTGGAGTATTCTCTAGGAGAGAGAACTGGTATCAAGGTTGCGGGCAACTTAGCCGCAAACTCTTCTAAAACTACCGGCTTACCTAAGACAATTATATTGGTGTCTTTTGGTGGAGAATCTTTAAAGTTGCGTGTATTAGGTACGCGCAGTAGCCTAGCTGCATCCGCAGTTACAACGGCGTCAATATGCAACCCGTCCTGTAAACACGTAGCCTTTAAGCCTCTAGCAACAGGTAACCACTCTTCGCGCGTGTAAGATCGATCTAGCGACCAGTACACATGCAGTCCACGCCCTGAGTTCACCACAGTAGGACGAGATATGTCGTACTTCTTGTACCAAATTTTTAATGCAATAAGTGCATCTTGTTGCGTGCTGTAAGGTTTACCTTCGCCACAATCTAAATCGAGGAACAGTGCTTTAAGCCCGCGCACGTTTTGCGCAGTACGCCCCTCATTTGCATCTAAAAACACACCTAATGCAAAGTAAGAATCGCGCCCTTCTTCGTCAAAATTATTTGCAGTCTCAATAGCAGCGTCTAACGAATCATAGAACTTTTCTTTTATAGGTTTGTTCTTTGCAATTCCCGCTACGTGGTAAAACCCTTCATCACTCAACACCGTACTTAAGAACTGTTTGGTGTCTGTCATCATTATTTAATCCAAATCAAAGAGAGTTACAGGTGCCCGAAGGCACCCGCTTATTATTAGTCATCAAACTCATCTAGCAAAGAAGCTAGGTCAACATCGGGTTTGGGAGCATCTTGTTTCTTTTTAGAAACTTTAACTTTAGGTTCTTCGACGACCTCTTCTTCTACAGGCTTTGCATCGGTGTCGAACACGGCATCGAGATTTTCTGTGCTAGCGGCAAAGCCGCTTTGGGTAAACCCCTCTTGAGTTTCAAAGGGCGAAGCCGCAGAGTACTCTTTGTACTTTATAACTTGTATTGCACGCAAGCGTAAAGATACTCCATTGCCCATACTTCCGTTATAAGAGACTAATTCCACAAACACATTTACAGTGCTGCCTGAAGTAAGCTGGAACTCGCTATCTAACGGAGTATTGTTAGCGTCGTAATGCTTAGGTGGGTTCGTTGGTCTGCCATCGAACGAAGCAGGTAACTTAGCTTTGCCCACAAACATTTTGTCGTCAGTCTTCGTAAAGGGCATTGTTAGCGCAGGCCATGAGTCTTCTTTGCTTTCGTCATAAGCCTCAGACATAGCGGTAAAAAGGTCTTTAGCTTGAGCCGATGTCATTTTAAAATTGACTTGGTACGTAGCTCCTTGGGCAGTAGCCAAGCATGGAACGCTTGCCCCCTGTTTGTTTTTCCCACCCTGCCGATCAAAATGATAGGGCTGATCTAGCTTTGGGTAAAGGGCTTCCACATTGTTTAACATGTAAGTTGGTTTAGACATATCTGCACTCTCTTTAAGGTTTTTAAAATAGCATTAGCCGGTAAAAGCTAAGTTATGGTTCAGGTACTACGGTTACTACAAACTTCTTACGTACACCCCATCGCCTTTTACGGTACTGAATACGTTGTCCATGCTAGGGCCATCGTCTACGTAGGGCTTTGGGCTAAAAGTAATCAATCTTTTAGTCTTGGGGTCTTTCTGTACATCTTTCACTACTTCAGTTTCGGCGTCAGTTAACACTCGGGAAGGTTTAAAGCACAGCTTAGGCGTACTGCTATCTTTATCGAAACTTAATTCTGTCAGGATCATGGACAGTAACGCGCCTTGACCTTGAATTAGCTTCGCGTACGTCTGTAGGCCCTTCTTTTTATTATCTTTAGCGAACACACTTGTTGCAGGTAAAGATAGTTGGCAAACTTGGTTGGGCTGTAGAACTCCATCTTTGTCGGCTAGCATTACAGCAAGACGTTGCTGATATCTACACGCTTTAGAAGAACCGTTACCCGAACCCCTAATATCTTGGGGGCAATTTAAGCACGCAGACGCCTGTCTATTATCTATTGGCACTTGTATAGCAGGGACGCCCATTCCTGCATCCGTAGACCAACATGTAGGTGGTTTACTCTGCCCATCCGCATAAGCTTCTGAATAATACATACGCGATAAAGGCGCAGCTTTTAAAATAACAACTTTAAGCGGATCGTCCCCTAGCTCTACTGTTGCACCCCCTGTCACACGAAACAAACTTTCACGGATACTCAAACGCAGTATTGTAGACGTTTCTTCTGGATCGAGAACTGCAACATCTGCCGTAGGCTCAATAACTTTAGGCGCAACAACTTCAGGCTTAAGCTCAGCAAGTAAGGCTTCAAAGGGGTCTACGTCACTCGAGCCACCGGTCATACGTCTTCGTCCTCGTCGAACGCTAGCTCTAACTGTTCTGTAATTTGACCAGAACTTTCTTCGGGGGCTTCTTGTTTTAACGCTTCAACTACAGCCGGAATACTAAAGCGGTAGGTGTAGCCCACTTTTATGTAGGTATTTTTTGGTATCAAACCCTTGTTTACCCACTGTCGAATCGTGCTCACCTTTACAGAAAGATGCTCTGCAACTTCTTCCACGGGGACATAATTTTCTAAGCCAGTCATTTTTTTCTCCGTACGGTTATGGTGTACTCGTTGTCTGCGTTTAATCCGGGGGGATGTAAGTCAGGATTCTCTTCAAGAAACTGCCGCATATTACCTTGGCTAATTCGTTTCTCCAATAGGTCTACCACTTCGTTTTCTACGATAAACTTATTCATGGCTTCCCAATCGCTAGTCCAGAAACGTTTCTTCTGGGTGCGCCAGAACGTACCAGAAGCGGTCTTAACAGATTCGGTTCCAGTAGCCTTGCAATGTTCTAGTAGCGCCGCCTTAAGTGTATCTAATTTAGCGTTAAGCTCTTTTTCTCTGGCAGTAAATTCAGTAGCTAACTCTGCCTTCTTGTCTCGAATCTTTACGTACACCGAAACGAGGCGGTCAAGGTCCGTCACAACAGCGTCTGTCATGTCATCATACTCCATCTATAGTTATGTTTTATGTAATATAGTGCAGTTTAGCTTATAGTTCAAGTATATCTTGATATAAATCTATCATTTTTGTATGTACGTTAATCCGTTGGTCTAGCATCTTATATATGTGTCTCTCTACCGTAGAGCCTTCTAACTGAACTACTGTACACGGGTGCTTCTGACCTGATCTGTGTACGCGTGCGTTAGCTTGGGCATAGGTTTCTAGCGAAGAGGTTGGTCCCCACCATACGATTGTATTCGCCGCAGTAAGAGTCACGCCATGCGCAGCAGCTTGCGGTTGTATAATAAGTACTCGGGGGTCGTTAGTTTCTTGGAACTCTTTAAAGATAGCGGTGCGCTTTTGCGCCGACACATCGCCGTTTATAACCGCATTTGTT